ACTTCAAGACAAGCTTTGCTCTTCTTATGGCAGGAGCTTATCTTAAAAAGCATAAAGATGCCGCTCTTATCTTTTACGATTCTGAGTTTGGTTCTCCTCAAGCTTATTTTGAATCCTTTGATATTGATACAAGTCGGGTACTTCACTGTCCCGTTACAAACATTGAGGAACTTAAGTTTGATCTTGTTAATCAGCTTAAAGAAATTGAGCGAAAGGATAAGGTTATTGTTATTATTGACTCGGTTGGTAACATTGCTTCAAAGAAAGAAGTTGAAGATGCGATCAACGAAAAGTCTGTGGCTGATATGACAAGGGCAAAGGCTCTTAAAGGTTTGTTTAGGATGGTTACTCCGTTTCTTACAATCAACGATATCCCACTTCTTGCGATTAACCATACTTATCAAGAGCAAGGGCTTTTCCCTAAGCAAATTGTTAGCGGGGGTACTGGTGTTATGTACAGTGCTGATAACGTTTGGATCGTTGGCCGAAGGCAAGAAAAGAAGGGAACTGAAGTTATCGGATATGACTTTGTTATTAACATTGAGAAGTCCAGATTCGTTAAAGAAAAATCCAAGATCCCTATTTCTGTATCGTGGGAAGGCGGCATTGAACGCTGGTCTGGATTCACCGAAGTTGCTATTGATATGGGATATGTTATCAAGCCAAAGAATGGATGGTACATGGCCATTAATCCTGAAACCAAAGAAGAACTTACAGGTAATGTTCGCATGAAGGATACACTTGATGCTGGATTCTGGAAAACACTTTTTGAAAAGACTGACTTTGCTTCAGCTATCGAAAATAAATTTAAAGTTGCTCACCGTTCGTTACTAGGAGACGACCCTGTCGCTCCCGAATCTGGTTCTGCTGGTGAGAGCTCTTCAACTGAAAAGTAGAACCTTAAAGGGGGCTGGGTATTGTGGTGGTGCCCAGCCCCTTTCTCTCTTATGAAAGAAGAATTTGATTATAGGCTGATAAACAGTGATCGCCATGCATCACGCTTTTCAATAAAACTGACAAGTGGTATATACAGTGGTGCGGTATATGCTTATGGAGATGTTAAGCTCACTGAAGAAGAACTGAATGGTGAGATGGTAGGAAGATTAAGTTTTCTTTACGAAGTTGAAGAAGGCAATGAAGAATACACTAAAGAAGACCTTGACTCAAACCCAGATTTTCAACAGCATGTTGGAAGAGTTCTTGAGTCTATTATAACAGAAAACGAATTTAAGATTGGACAGAATGACCCAGAAAATTGAAGACATTATATTAAATAACTTGGTACACAATGAAACGTATTGTCGTAAGGCAATGCCACATCTTCGTCCCGAATATTTTGAAGGTTCGGACAGAGCGGTATATGATCTGATCTTAAAGTTTGTTGGTAAGTATAATAAGCTTCCTAATTCTAAGGTTCTTTCCATCGAGCTGCAAAGCTCTGATTATTCTTCTCGTTCTAATGTGAATGAGATTCTTCAAACGATTAACTCTTTTGAGTCTCCTGCTAAAGCTGATGACTCTTGGCTGATTACCACAACTGAAAAATGGTGTAAAGACCGCGCAGTTCATCTTGCGGTTATGGAAGCCATTAACATTATTGATGGTAAGAGTGAAGATAAAGCAGAAGGTGCAATACCTGATATTCTAAGTAAAGCTTTGGGTGTCACTTTTGATACCAATGTTGGTCATGATTATATTGAAAACGCTCAAGCTCGTTTTGACTTTTACAATACCCATGAAGATAAAATGGCATTTGATATTGATATGATGAACACCATTACCAATGGTGGTGTACCAAACAAAACGCTGAATATCATTCTTGCTGGAACTGGAGTTGGTAAAAGTTTGGCCATGTGTCATCTTGCTTCAGCTGCGCTTTCACAAGGTAAGAATGTTCTTTATATTACGCTGGAGATGGCGGAAGAACGCATTGCCGAACGTATTGATGCAAACCTTTTTGATGTTCGCATTGATCAGTTAAAGGACATGACCAATGATCGCTTTACGTCAAAGGTTGAAGCTATTGCAAGTAAAACAGCAGGTAAGCTTGTGGTGAAAGAGTATCCCACTGCAAGCGCTCATGTTGGCCACTTTCGCGCTCTGCTAACCGAACTTAAAATGAAAAAGGATTTCATTCCAGATGTGGTATATGTTGATTATTTAAACATCTGTTCATCATCTCGTATCAAAGGTTTAAGCGGTAGTGTTAATACATATTCTTTAATTAAAGCAATTGCTGAAGAACTTCGCGGCCTTGCAGTAGAAACCAATGTTCCTATATGGAGTGCTACACAAGTGACAAGAACTGGTTTTAATAACAGCGATGTTGAACTTACCGATACTTCTGAAAGTTTTGGATTACCTGCAACTGCTGACTTAATGATAGCTCTTATCTCTAATGAGAAACTTGAAGGTATGGGTCAACTGATGATTAAGCAACTTAAGAATCGTTATAATGATCCTTCTACAAATAAAAGATTTACTGTTGGCGTTGATCGGTCCAAAATGCGGCTTTACGATATTGCCGATCCTACCGCAAACATTATACAAAGCTCCGCTCCGGTTTCACCAGTTCCCGATAAACCATTCAGCGGAGGAAGAGGTTCGTCAGACTTTAGCGACTTTAAGGTGGAATAGATGTTAAGTGAATAAAAATTATAAATAGTAATGTTTATAAATACTATTCATGAGCACAATTAATTTCAAAGATTTTCTTCAGGAAGATATTTCAACCGGTTCACTTGATAAAGCAATTTTTCTAATTGCAAAATATCTTAAACGTAAAACCGGATATTCATTCTTTCAACTCCCTGGCTTAGAAAAATATTCAGGTGGTTCATCTGGTTCAGGTACAGGTATTCGACTGTTTTCTGGTAAAGGTAATGTCAGTGTTAGATTAAATTGGTCATCAAGTCCTACTACTTCAAGTCTTGAGTCGATTGACATTTGGCTTAACAGTAAAAAGCCCATTTATCTTGAATTTGATCGGGCAACCAGTTTAGTTAAAACCGTTCCACTTATTGCAAATATTATTAACGCTGGTGGACCAACCAGTAAAACGGTTTACACTTTACCTGACGGCGTATCACTTAATGAACACATGGAACCTTCCTTTGTGTTTGTGCATCTTACCGAAGCCACTGCTGCTGTAGGTGATGTTGGTGGAATGTTTGATGACATTGTTGAAATGATGAGCTCCGACGGCTTTTCAAAAGGCAAGGTTTATAAGTCATACAAAAGCGCTGGAATAAAAATATTTGACGCGATTGACGGCATGTTTCCCAAGCTGATGAAAAAGCAAGGAACCAAATTTCAGTTCGTGGGTAAAGCTGCCGATCTTGCCAAGGTCAAACAATCAAAGGATAATATCCTACTTGCTGTTGGTTGTACAAAAGGAACCGTTAAGCGTGGCTCAGGCAATGAAAAATATGCTGATAACAGTAATGCCGACGAGCTTTTGGCTGATCGTGATCGCATCAGCTTTGAGAAGCAACTTGAAGATTTGGAAAACCTTCTCAAACTAACTGTTAACGGCGCAGCCAATGCAATCTTTATTGCTGGTCGAGGTGGTGTTGGTAAAACACATACCACTGAAAAGGTTCTTGCTGACATGGGTCTGCGAGACGGATCAGGATACTTTAAAAATACGGGTAGTACAACTGCTGCAGGTATGTATTCTCTACTGTTTCGTTACAAGAACGATATCATTCTTTTTGATGACAGTGACGATGCCTTTAAGGATCAGGAAAGTAGAAACCTTCTCAAGGCTGCAACTGATACTAAAAAGATTCGTAAACTTGTTTGGAACAAGATGGGTAAAAACGTGGTTGATCCCGAAGAGGATATCACGGACGAAGAAATGCTTGATCAAAACCTCATTCCTCGTTACTTTGAGTTCACCGGTAAGATCATCTTTATTACCAACTTGAAAATGGATAAACTTGATCCTGATGGTGCGCTAAGAACTCGTGCGTATATCATTGACATTGATCCAACTGAAACCGAGATTTACGACTTTATGGATCAAATTGTTGATAAGATTAAATTGGAAGAAGGTCTGTCCCTTGACTTGACAAAAAGAAAAAAGGTTGTTGAGCTTCTTCGTAAAGGTAAGAGTAAGCAAGAACCAAACCTTCGTAAACTCAGTCGAGGGCTGAATATGGCCGCTGGTGCTCTTTCCGCTGGGGTTGCTGTAAAAGACAGCGACCTTCAGAGAATGATTGAAACGTATGCGTAATTAAGTGGGAAATCGGGTATTTTACGCCCCGTTTCTTAATTATATTATTTACATTTATGGGAAAATAGTTTATAATTATTAATAGTAAAAATGATAGATAAAACCTTACGAATATATGGCTGCAAAGACAAGCCTGCCCTGAGAGACGATATTCGTGAAGCGTCTAAGTTTTTCATTAATAAGCTAATCCCTCGAAAAAGGATTCTTCACATTGCTGTTAAAAGAAGAAAGAATCTGATTAAGAAGAGCGGAACATACGGAGAGTGTTGGCAACTTGACGAACCAAACTGCTATGAGATATTAGTTGATGCCGATCTTTCTAAAAAACAAACTCTTACAACTTTAGCCCATGAATTTGTTCATGTAAAACAATTCTGCCGACGGGAACTTAAATTCGGCCACAAGATTGATACTTGGTGCGGAAAGAAATACTACCACGGCGCAGCTTACGAAACCCTACCATGGGAAAAGGAAGCAACCAAATTGGAAACGGTTTTATATGAAGAATTCAAGGCTTGCAAAAATAACAATAAAGTATAAATAGTATACATGCAGTCGTTTAACAATTTTATTAAAGAAGCACTCGATAATGTGGATCCTCCTTTACCCACGGATTTTTTTGACGGATTTACTCACGAAATAAACACCAAAGCAAGCTCGGGTAGAAGGACTGTTTACACAATCCGTTCATCTGACAGGGAACCTGATAGAGACGAAATTCTCAGGAGAATGCGTCAGGCTGGAATTAATGCAAACCTAGGTTCTTCTAGTTCAAGTGTTGATCCTATTGACGCTGTCATTGACGGTAAAAAGATTAGGGTAAATGTTAAACCCGCATCGGGTGGAATGCAAGAAACCACTTTAAACTCTAGCATTACCGAACTCTTCCCGTGTATTGCTTTTGAAAAGAAATATAATCCTTCATCTCCAGTTGAGTTCCATAAGTTTTTACTGGATGTAGATGTAAGCAAACTAAAGTGTGTATCATCAAAGGATCTTAAAGCCGCGGAGGAAACAATCAACAAAGCTGACGTTTCTTCGAAGTTTGAGGAGAAGATGAATAACGCTATCGGAATTACTCAGTATTTGTTGGATACACATAGCGAAAAACAAATTGCTCAAGTGTATTGGGGATATCGTGCTAAGCCTCCTGGGGTTCCTAAAAATCACCCTGGAGATATGTTTATCCAATATAAAGATGGTAAATATCTTGGGGTTAGTTTAAAGGCTGGGGGTAAAAAAACTTCAGAACCTCAACTCAATACATATGTTCGACCAGTGTTTGCGGCATTCCCTAGAGCAGATAAAATGTTAGCCGATTTACGTGCAGCTGCATATTCTCAAGTCTATGCAGGTATTGAAGGTATGCCTCCACTTGCTACTTTTGACGGAGGACCAAACGGTAGACATAAAGATCGCAAAATTACCGAAGATATTTTAAAAAATTACGATAAAGAAAATAACCGATCGTATGAAGCAGGCTACGATGCAATGTTAGAGATTATGCGAAAAGGTGTGGTTGATCTTTTTAATAAAAACAAGGAAACCACTTTAAAGTATATTCAATCTGAAGTACTAAGAGATGCACCCGAGGTTCCTACTGTTGTGATTAAAGCAATTGGCGCGGGCTATGAAGAAGTTACCGATAGAGATGCAGTTGGTGTGTTTCTTCCACAGGTAAAATTTGTAAAAGCATATGCTTCCAGTTCATCTAAACAAAATTGGTTTATTGAACTTAATTCTGGCAATGAATCTCTTACAATGAATATGAGTATTCGTTCTAATAAATCAGGACATGGTGGTAAAAAGAAGCTAGGCCAATTTCCATCAGGATTGGCAATTAAATACAACGGACTCGCAAAATGAATAACGAAGTAAAGAGCGCTCTACAATTTCACAAGGACAATAACATTCCAATTTCGGAAAACATTTTCCGTCCTCACACAGAAAATTATTACGCTCTTTTTCGCGCAGCCCGTTCGTTAAAAGAAGACCTTGATCTTACCTCCTTTGATCGCCATTTGCTTTCAACAGACATTGGCGAGTTTGGTATTTACGAAGGAGAAGAAGTTCCACTTGACCATCCCTTTATTGCCGAAGCTGAGTATAAAGGAAAAGAGGTTGAGTTGGATACCCCCAAGCGAGGCGGTAAAAAGAAATACTTTGTTTACGTTAAGAACGATAAAGGTAACGTAGTTAAAGTTGAATGGGGAGATACAAGTGGTCTTACCGCTAAGATTTCTGATAAAGCTGCTGCTGCATCCTTTGCCGCTCGTCACCGCTGTCATTTAAAGAAAGACAGAACAACCCCCGGTTGGTGGGCTTGTAATATGCCCCGCTATGCTAAAGACCTTGGCTTAAAAGGAGGCGGAAACTTTTTTTGGTAAAACTATAAACCATATAAATAGAATCAATCTAATCTTTATATTAAAATGAAAGAATCTTATAACAGAGACCCATTAATTCAAACTGCTGAAGCCTTAATGCTAGCTGAAGATGTTGCTAAAATTAAAAAGAAAGTGGCACAGCTTAAAGTTGGTGATAAAACAAACTTTGGAACAGTACTTGATATTGGCGACGAACATATTACATTTAAAGCGCCACAAACGCCTAAAACCAAAATTCTTTTTCGTCAGAGGGCATTGGGTAGGTCTGCCTACCTACTAATGAATCTTGTCAAGTATACTCCAGATGGTAAGGGTCTTGATAAATCATTTAAAGAAGCCAACGATTTTACTGGAGCGGCTGCCGCAGCTGCTGTTGCTGGAGAAGATGAATTTGAATTCAACGGTAAAACATATCCCGTTGAGATGGACATAGAGGTTGCTAAAAAGATTATGTCTCAATCACTGAAGCTTGCAAAACAACTTGCAAAGGACATGGAAGAAGACACGGATTTTATTGAAAGTAACGAGTTTGTTGGCGCAGCTGCCGCAGCCAAGGTTGCTGGTAAAGATGAATTTGAATTTAATGGTAAAACATATCCTGTTGAAATTAGTCAAGAGACCGCTGAAAAGATTATGTCTCAAGCTATTGAACTTGCTAAAGATCTTGCAAAGGCTAAGAAAGATAAGAAAGAAGAATCCACCGAGCTTGAAGAAGAAACAGGTTCATTGCAAAATTCGCTGAAGGTTCTTTCTAAAGCTGGAATTGGTAAAGGTATTGCCCGCCCCGGTCGAGTCACTGATATGCCAAAGTTGGCTAAAGCCATTCATAAAAATTACAAAGCTATTACTGGTGAGAAATATCAAGATGGGGATCAGGTTGCAATGAGCGAAATCATTGCAGATCTTATTGGCCACTTTAGAATAGATGGAGATGAATTCATTACTGCTTGGGATAGTACCATTAGAGAAGACACCGAACAACTTGATGAAGTCCGTACAAAACCAAGAAGTCGCGACGAAAAGAATGCCATCCAAAAGGTCGAGCGATTGATCAATTCTCTGCCCGGTATTGTTAAGAATCTTGGTTACATTCATGGCGAGATAGACCGCGGCGTAAGCGCGCTTACGGGTCCGGTCGATGACATTGACAACCTTGGTAAGCTTGTAAAGGAAATTGATAAACTTTCTCTGAATCGGAAAGAGTATGACCTAATTAAAAACAACCTGCACGAAGAAACCGACCTTGAAGAATCTGATAAAGACAAATACATGTGGTCTGATATTAATAATGCGCTAATGGGCGCTGGTTTAAATCCTCGTGTTATTATGAATGTTTTATCTAAACTTAAAGGTAAAGCACTAAAGGAAGAAACCGAAGAGCTTGACGAATCAGAACACGGTGAATGGTTCACTTGTGAGATCCACGTTAAGTCCAGTGGTCAGCTTTACTCAACCTTTTACGTTCAAGCCAAAGACATGGGTCAAGCAAAGAAAAAGGCTGATAACGTATTTAAAGAATTGATGAAAACAACCTATCCCAAGGATTGGCCAAGTTACTCTAAAAAGTTTACCGTTAAGGTAATGAAGGGTGATAACATCGGTGAGCTAATGCCGTAATAGGAAATACAGATAAGCAATATGCAACCCTATACAGATCAAGATAAAGAAGGAGGTAAAAAGATTAGAACCTTTTCCGCAGACGTGGAAAATGAAGAACTTATTTGGCATAGGGATAAGACGCACCGTGAAGTAACGGTTGTTGAAGGAACAGGTTGGTTCTTCCAGTTGGATGAAAACATTCCTTTTGAATTAAAGAAAGGACAAACGCTTTCAATTCCCAAGATGGAATGGCATCGGTTGTTTAAGAAAGGCGATTCAGACCTTGTACTTGAAATTGTTGAATCGTATATACCTTCTTTTAAAAACATTGTTGAAGCTCCCAAACTTGCTAAAAGTTACGGTGCAGGTTTAGGTGACTCAACAAAAGATAAGCGTCGAGCGCAGTTTAATAAGCAGGCTAAAATGGACGACGACGATCCCGCTGCTTATAAACTTGCACCTGGAGATGCAAGAGGTAAAACCAAACCAAGTAAGTATACTATTGCTTATCGTAAAAAATTTGGTAAGAAAGAAGAAGTCGATACAAAAGGAATGGGAACAGACGAGCTGGCAAACAGTTATAAAAAAGCTACCCCAGGCCAAAGCGTTGAAGAAAAACTGGACCCTAAAAAAGACGATGCAGGGGATTATATCAAAGACTTTATGAAGTCAGATGCTCCTCAGTTTAAAGGAAAGTCTAAAGAAAAGATACGCCAAATGGCCATTGCCGCTTATCTTGACGATAAGGATGCGTTAACAGAAAAAACTATCAAGGGCCTCGAAAAGAAGGCTGATGAATCTGGTATTGCATACGACATCTTAAAGAAAGTATATGACAGAGGAATGGCAGCTTGGAGAACCGGTCACCGCCCAGGGACTACTCCACAACAATGGGCTTTTGCTCGCGTTAACTCTTTTATCACTGGCGGTACAACTCAAAAGACAACCGACGCCGACCTTTGGAAAAAACACAAAGGCAAAAAAGAATCTGTTGAGTTGGAAGAAAAGCTTATTACACCATCTCCGGCAATCAAGCAAAAGCTGATAAAGGTCGCGGGCCTTACTGCTAAAACTGCAGAAAAGATTTTGGCACTGCCGCAACCAATGCTGACCACAGTTATTAACCAACTTCTTCTGGCAGATGTTCAACTTGAAGATACAACCAATAATGAAGTTGATCTCATTCTTGAACGTGGTAAAACATATATCTTAAAGCAAGACAGAGATGATTACGACAGAGGTGTATTGGTAACCATGAATGAAGACG